CGGGTCAAATTGGATTCCGCGCAGTAGAGCGTATTGACGCCGGCGCAACGATCTATGACGCGTTCCGATATATCAAGGGCGCCGCCTCGTAATTTGTTGAACTAGTTGCGGCCGCCCCTGTAATGGGGGCGGCCGCTTTTGGTATAATCTATAATGATAACCATTATCGTTTTAGAGACTCTCGCGCTACCCTGGGTGGTTTTAATGCAAGGCCAAACGTACAAGATTGAGAATCCGCAAGCGCGCGCGCTTATTGAGGCGGGGCTAGTCCGTGAGGTTTTAGCGCCTGAAAATCCCGATTTGATTCCTAAGGTTTCGACCAAACGAAATAATAAGAAAAAAGGATCGGCACAATGTTATCACGATTAAATGGTGCGGGTTACCTTTCGGCGATCGAAATAAGTACGCCGGCAAGCGAGCCGGTTAGTCTCGCTGAATTTAAGGCCCACGCGCGAATTAGCGGGACCTCTGAGGATGCGGATTTAACGGTTAAACTTTTGGCGGCGCGTTTACGCGTGGAAGATTTAATATCGTCTCCGCTGATTACTCGCTCGTTTCGTCTGCGTTTGGATTCTTTCCCGGTGGCATCGAACGCTATTATTTTGCCGCATTATCCCGTATCCGCGGTTTCCCTGGTTGAGTATTTTTATAATGCGACTTGGAATACCCTAGCGAATACTGCCTATACGCTCGATTCTGATTCTTCGCCGTCGCGCGTAATGCTCGCATATTCCGCGACGTGGCCAAGTGTGGATACCGGCGCTGTGAATCTTTCGCCAGGGGTTCGGGTGACTTATGCGGCGGGCTGGGCGAATGCGGCCGCGGTTCCGTCTACTCTCAAAATGGCGGTACTTATGCTTGCCACCTATTGGTATGCAAATCGTGAGACTGCGGACGTGTTGAACCTTACGGAAGTTCCGCAAGCTTGCGATATGCTTTGCGCGAGCTATAAGCGTACGCGGTGGCTCATTTGAACTATGACGGCGCGAGGGTACGCGCGGGCGATTTGAGACAATCGCTTACCTTTTACGCGCCTACTTTAGTTGTTGATGCTTACGGCGCGCGGGAAGAATCTTTTAACATCGTAGCTACGGTTTTTGGCAATTTGTGGGCTGAGGCTTCGCCGCTCTCGGCTGAAAGTCTGAATGAGCAATCAAATAGCGCGGTAGTGCGGGCTACGGCGCAAGTTCGCGCGGTGAGTATTACGCCGGTGGTTGGCTGGGCTGTTATTGCCGATGGCAAATTTTGGAATATTAAAAGCGTTCGTGATCCTATTGGTATTCGCGATTCGTGGATATTAGAGCTTGTCTACCGTGAAGAGGCTCTATGAATTTTGATGAATCGGCAATACGCGCGGCGGTTGCTTCCGGCTTGGTCGAGAGACTTAGGGACATTGTGCCGGCGGCGATTGCGTCGGCGTCAACGCGTACGGCTGGTCAATACGTGGGGCAAACTGACGCTATCCGATACGACATAAGCGGCGATAATCGGCTAGCGGTTGTCTCGTTGAATTACGATCCCACCATTAACCCTATGCGGTCCGGTGCGCTGTCCGTGGGTGGTGGGTCGGCGTATTGGGTGGCTGAATACGGACGCGCTGGGCGGGCAGCTGCGCCAGTTCTACGCGTTGCGGCTGACATCATAAAAGGCAAACTAAGGGGCGGTCTATGACATTCGCTATTCGTTTTTACGATAAACTCATAAATGATTCTGCGGTGCATTCTTTGGTTGAAGCTCGGATATTTCCGATGATCCGCGCGCGGGGGGAAGTCTTGCCGGCGCTCGTTTATTCCGTTATCTCTGCTTCGCCGATAGCGACGCTGAATAATTCGGGATATGCCGATGATATTTTTTCTGTTTCGTGTGACGATTTGACTTACGGCGGCGCTCAAACTTTAGCGGATGCCGTCGCGCTTGCGCTTGATAATTTTAAGTATACGGCGGCGGCGCCTTATATTTATGCTTGCCGTCTTGACTCTCGCGCGGAGACTATTGATAATTCGGGAGAGCGCGCGGGCGCTACGTATCGCGTTACTTTAGATTTTTACGTAAACACAAAAGGATAAAAATATGCCTACTTTAGTTCAATCTCAAGGATGCGTTTTGAAAATGTCTGCGACGTCTTACGCGCTTGGCGTAACGGCTGTTGCCCCTTCGGTTGTCATTACTGCCGTTACTTCAATTTCTGCGCCTTCAAATGAGTCGATGGATATCGACGTTACAACGTTTGCCACTAGCGGTATTCGTGAATACATTAAAAGCGCTGTCCGTGAAGGTGGCGAAGTTACTGTAGGGCTTTTGTTTGACGTTGCCGCGACTACGGGCAACATTGCAATAATTACCGGCGCGCTGGGCGATGCTACAAACTTGGTACGCCAATTCTCGATCGATGACGGCGCGGCTACGCCGAACGTTATTATTCTTTTTCAAGGGTATATAAAGTCCTTCAAGGGTCCGAACCTTGAAAAGGACGGGGTAGCTACGGCTGAGCTTGTTATTAAACTGAGCGGCGGGACGATCAACCTTTCCTAATATGATTTCGCGCGCTGATATTCTCGCGGCGATTGATCGAACCATAGAACCTTTCGAGGTTCCTGAGTGGGGCGGTAGTATTTTTCTACGTAGTCTGACTGTCGGAGAGCGGTTTTCATTTCTCGATTTGATACGCCGCAACGATTGGGGAGATTCTGCGAAGGCTGATTTAGCGTCTATGCAAGCTCATTTGATTGCGCTTTGTGTTTGCGACGCCGGCGGCGTTGCGCTTTTTACTTTGGAGGATGTCCAGGCGCTTAAAAATAAGGATTGCCTAGTAATTGATCGCGTCTTTGCTCGCGCGCAAATTGTCGCGGGTCTAGTGGTTGCCGATCCTGAAACGACGAAAAAAAACTAGGCGATATGGCATACCGTTTCCGCTATGTGCTTGCGCTGGCGCTCGGAAAGTCTCTGAAAGAGATAGATAGCCTCGATTCTCAAGAATTTAGCGACTGGCTAGGGTTTTATCAATTTTCGCCGTTTGGAGATTTTAGGGACGATATGCGCGGGGCGCTTCTTTGCTCTGTCGTTTCTAATCTGATGGGCGGTAAAACGAAGCCTAGCGAATATATGCCGGATTGGTTTGGCGATCGTCCGCCGGTCCAGTTGGCTACGGCGGATTCTTTGCGGGCAATGGCGCGCATTGCGAATGCGAATATGAGGGGTGCATAGTGGCCGCGCCGATTGTCATCCAAGCTCAATTAGATATGGGGCGTATGCGCGCTGATGTCGCAACGGTTGCAGATTCCGTCGGCGCAATGTCACCAAACAAAATATATAAAGAGATGTCGCGCGCGGCTGATGTGTTTGTGAGCAAAATTCAAAAGGCGAAAATTGGCGGCGGTGGAAGTTTCGCATCTTCTCTATTGTCGGGAACGTCTAAGTATTTGACGAAAATAGGTGAGGCCAAATTAGCCTGGCAAGCTGTCTACGATGCACAAATTAAAGGCGGGGCAAGCGTTGCCGATGCAACGAACAACGCAAACCAAATGCAAGCGCGCGCGGTTGCTGAGATGGCGGGAGCGTTTACAAAATTACAAGCGGCCGCTAGCGTTCTTGCCGGTCGGCTCGGCGGTGGCGCTGGTGTTGCGGGCGCGCTTGGTGTTGCCGCGGCGGGTGCGGGCGCATTGTATTTAGGATTTAAGGGTGTTACGGCGATAGCGGGCGGCATTGGTGGAATTGTCGGCGGTATCGGTAGCGCGTTTTCTTCTATCACGGGTATTTTGTCTAGCGTCGGCTCGGCGCTTTCGTCGGCGTTTTCATTCGTTTGGGACATCGGCGCTAATATTATTTCTTCGATTGGCGGCGCGCTTTCTTACGTCGGCGGGTTGATTGGTGATACGTTTTCTAGCGCGTTTGGCTATGTGCGCGATATCGTCGGCGGCGTTTTCTCTTGGATGAAAAATACGGTTTTCTCGGCGGTCGGCGCTTGGCTGGGTACGGTTTCTCTCGGCGTCGGAGTGCTTGCGATTGCCGGCGCGCGTTTGGGCAAGTCTGCCGGACAATCAACAAAAGCGGCTGATGATCCTACGAAGGATTTTGGATTTCTTCAAAATGTAATTGAGAAAAGCGGGGACGCTATCGGGCGCTTTATTGACAAGGTACAAATGCTTGTCGGCGGTTGGTTTGCCGGCGCTGGGGATTTGGTCGGGGTTGCCGCGGGCTATTTATCGTCTGCGATTGATTGGGTTATTCCAAAACTTCAAAGCGTAATAGTTACGGTTCTAACGGGCGTTCTGAAAGTTATTAGTATTGCCGATTCTATTGCCGGCGCTGTTTACGCTTTATTTAGCGGAGACTTCGCCGCGGCGGGTGCGATGGTAATCAATGCCGCGGTAAAAGTTGTTGAGGCGATCCAAGGCATTATCACAATGCTTGCGCCTCAAATAAATTGGATTGTTTCAAAAATTGCAATGCTTGCCGGCGGTGTGCTGTCGCTGGTGGCTAAGGGCTTCGCATACATTGAAAGTCCATTAAAAACGGTAGTCGGTTTTATTATGACGGTTGGCGCCAAAATTTTTGACGTCATTCTTGATATTGCCGCGACGGCTATGGAATACTTCGGGGAGAGCGGTTCATCCAAAGCGTTGAACGGCGCGCGGTCGGCTCAAATGCAAATGAGCTTAGAAGGCGGCAAAATGTCGCGGAGCGCTGGTAGCGGCTCTTGGTCTGCGGCGCTTGAAAGTGCGGCTAAAAGTCTCGGCGATTCGGGGGCGGCTGGCATTGATGCGGCGGGCGCGATGAATGGCGTATTAGGTGATTTGAATACTTGGTTGAAAGGCGTTTCGACAAATTTAGATTCGGGTGCTGAAAGTAAATTCGGCGGGCTATTGAATCCTGCAAAAGAGGCTATTGAAAAATTGATAAAGACTCTTGGCGGCGGGGCGATACTTGGCGCCGATGCGCCAGCGGCGGACGCTGAAAAGCAAAAGGGCGCTAGCGCGGTTGATTCGATTGATTCGGTTGTTGGGTCTATTAAAGTCGGCGCGGATATTGCGGCTGATTTGCAAAAGAAAACGGTAACGGAGCAAAAGAAAACGAACGTTTTACTTAGTCAAATTTCCAATAAGTCGGGAGCGTTGACATAATGGCCTACGTTGTTAAAGAGGTGATAGAAGCGCATAAACTCGGCATTCATCGCGACGGCGGGCTGTCGGGTACGCGCGAATTTATTTTGATTTCTGATACCGCGGTGACGCTTGCGGAGGTTGGAACTACGATTATTTCGGGCTTGCCAAAGCTGGGCGATTTGTTTCCGATTGGAACTGCGACGGTTCTCTATCCGCCGGCGTGCGATGGGATCGATTTTGCTTTTGTCGACGCGGGTAACTCTACTACGGCGTTTGGTTTGGTTATTCGCGTGACGTGTGAATATCACGAAAAAACGGCGGCGCCGGCTGATGATGGCGGGCGGCCTGATGAGCCTGGATATATTGCGACGTCTACGGATTTTACGGTGGCTATTGTTGATATGTACCGTTTACTTGATCCGCCGGCGGGAACGGTTGCGCTTTTGAATCCGCCTGAAACGGACATAGGCGGAACGGCGAAAGATTCTAACGGTAAGCCGAAAAGCCAAATTTTAGGCGTTCAAACTTTTTCAATTACGAATGTAATTCAAGGGCGGCCGAATTATCAATTATATCGCAATATGACGGGGCAACGTAATAGCGCGGTATTCCAAAGTGGCGCTATCGGCTATTGGGCTTTTCTTGGCGCGAAGTGTCAACGCGTCGGCGTCTCTACGTATTCGGTTACTTGGGATTTTGCGTACGATCCCTGGGGACATTGCCGTCAGGTTCCTAAGGTGAATCCAGCAACGGAGGAAGTTCAAACTATCGCGGTGTCGGGCGTCTCGCGCGCTGAGTTGGTTTACTGGGTCCAGCCGATACCGTACTTGGCGGACTTTTCTACTTTGGGGATTGTGGGGCTCTAATGCCATATACGCCGGAATATGGACAAATTACGAAAGGCTTGGGCAAGCTTACGCCGGAGGTAATGGCGCGAATAAGTCAAGCTACGGAGATAACACTATCGGCGATACCGGTAACAGATTCGAAGGGCGCGGCGCTTGGTCGCGACAATCCAAAGTGGATGAAAGTTACCGAAAGTAATTGGATTAAAAAAATTGGAACGGCTGAGGCGGTTTGGATTTATTCTCTAATTCCTTGCGCGTTTTCTGTTTCTACTGTTGGGCTTGTCGCACCTAGTGCGGTATCGATTGTGGATGGTTCCGCCGGTGCGGATATCGACGCGTTTAACCTTGCGGAGTGGGGGACCGATGCGGTTACTATTTCGCCGGGCGTGCTTTGGTCTGAGTTGCCGGCGGGCTTTGAAGTGCGGCCGATTTCGGTAGGTACGGTTGTTTTGTGTATTCCGGTGCGCGTCGTTATTGGTGCAATTCCCGTAGTTTCGGGCGCGTCGTTTATTTCTGCCTGGGGCTTTTCAATGGTCAACGCTATGGGCGGAACGTGTGCGGGCGGTACGTCATTGGTTGGCGGCGTTGATGGGGGGTCTTACTAATGGCAATTCAACAGAAGCGAAGTTCGACGCCGGGCGCGGTGCCTACGGCTTTCGATTTGGTCTTGGGGGAAATTGCTGTTAATACGGCGGATGGCCTTGCGTATATGAAAAAAGCGGACGGCTCTATAGTTGGCCTTGGCGGATCTGTTGGTCCAGCGGGCGCAACAGGCGCCACCGGTGCGCAAGGTATCCAAGGTTTGACGGGCGCAACAGGCGCAACAGGTGCGGCGAGTACCGTAGCTGGTCCGGCTGGCGCAACGGGTCCGACAGGTCCAACAGGTCCGACGGGTTTGACCGGTCCTACAGGACTAACGGGTCCAACAGGTTTGACGGGAGCGACGGGGACGGCGGGAACAAATGGGACGAATGGCGCGCAAGGTATACAGGGCGATGCGGGATTAACAGGCGCAACGGGTCCAGCCGGCGCGCAAGGTATCCAAGGCATAACAGGCGCAACAGGTTCAATAGGTCCAACTGGTCTGACAGGTGCATCGGGTCCAACGGGCGCAACAGGTGCGGCGGGAACGAATGGGACGAATGGCGCGCAAGGCATCCAAGGTATACAGGGTATCCAAGGCGCAACGGGCGCAACAGGTGCGGCGGGAACTACGCTTGCATCGGGTCTAACCGGCGCAACGCTTGCGGCGAATGTGACGGCCTCTAGCCTTACTTCAGTCGGAACGCTTGCATCATTGACCGTTACAAATGCGATTATTGGAAGCGTTACAGGCAACTCAGCAACCGCTACTAATATCGCCTATTCAGGATTGACAGGCACAGTTCCTACGTGGAATCAAAGCACAACAGGCAATGCAGCAACAGCTACTAGTCTTACTTCTACGCTTGCTTTGAGTGCTGGCGGAACAGGTCAAACTACTGCTATTCTTGCTCTCAATGCTTTGCTCCCTAGTCAAGCATCGCAAGGCGCAAAAGTGCTAGGCACGGATGGAACAAATGCGACCTGGGTGGCTTCGGGCGGTGGATCGGTTAACGGCGTAACTCCAGCAATACAAATAATTGTGCCGTCTTCAAACAAGGGACTTCCAAGCCAAACTGCGGCATCAAATGTTTTCAATACTCCTTACGACGAAATAAGTTTGAGCGCATCAACTACTTATATGTTTGACGGTCAGTACCTATTACAGCACGGGACCGTAAGCCATTATGTTAAAATGAACTTTTCCGTATCTGCGGGCACTTTTACTAGCCTAACCTGGTCCGCGGTTGGCGGGCGGCCAACATCTTTATCCCTTGGCGCGCAACCTGCATACTCTGCATATTTTACGAATTTTAACGGCGGACAAGTTACTGTAACTTCTGTTTCTGCAAATTCTGTAATTCGGTTTCAGGGGGTTATGAGAGTTAATCAAGCGGTATTGATGAATCCACAGATTTCATTTTCTGCTGCACCAACAAGCGCTTGTAATTGTATTGTTGGATCATATTTGAGATTTTATCCTATTGGTTCAAACACAATGAACAGTATAGGAACTGGAATTACTTAAACTATTGCGCTGCTCTTAAAATGGAATACAATAAAAAAATGGATAAGCCAGCCGCCGCGGTCTTACTGCAAACGTTGAACCTTTGCGTATTAACTATTGGCGTGGCTACCGTTTTTGTGGGCGTTGGGCGGCGCGATTCGGATTTAACTACGGCGCTCGCGCAAACGCAAGAACTAAAAGAGATAACGGGGGACCTTGCGCGTATTTGCGGCGGGTTATCCGTGTCCGATGCAAGCGTAGAAAGCCAATTAAGGGCTATTGAACGGCGATTAGATATACTCGAAAGGCGGTAAATAATGGATTTTTCAAAAATCAGTTGGAAGACTTCGGCGCTCGGTTTGAGTGCTGTTCTTGTTGCTGGCGGCGCTTATTTGAGGGCGGCTTACGATAACGATCCTGCAACGATTCCCGATACGGCGGCTTTGGTGGCGGCCGTCTTGGCGGGCATCGGCTTATGGTTTGCTCGCGACAATACGAAAAGCTCTAAGGCTGTCGGCGTCAAATAATGTATGCAATTTTTCGCGCGCTATTTGATGCCATTTGGGGCGCCTTGCGTGGGGAGATTTCCGCTAGCAAGTCGGCGCGCGATGCTGTCGAAGATAAAACTACGTTACGGCGCGCGGGTACTAAGATTCGCGATTATATCCGCCTTCGCCGCAAGTCCGGCGGCGTGTAGTCGCGCGGTATTTATTACGGATTCTGCGCCGGCGCGCGTGGGTCCTGATTGCCGCGGCCGTGTTTACACTCTCGACGATAGCGGCGCGTGGATTCTCTCGGATAATTTGGTGGCAATTCCTGAGGGCTACTATTTTGTTTCGCCAGTATGGGTCGAGGATGAGAAAAAATGAGTCTTATAGCCTCTTGTTGTTGCGCGAGCTGTGGACCGAATACGGCGCTATTAATTTCACAAATGGCGGGGCGGCCAGGTACTCAATATAATTTCCCGGCGCCTTTTCTTATGTCGATTCGCGCGCCGATTGTGCCAAGTTCGGATATCTGCATAAAGTCTAATTCTTGCGATACCGGCGCGGTATTTCCTACGTGCGGATATTGCCAGCTTCCGCTAGTTACTTGTCCAACAAATGCTGCTTATATGTCTTGCCAGGCGTGCGGCTATGGTCCGATTTATACGCTCGGCTCTGAGGTTTCGCAGTTGGGCGCCTATTTATGGAATGGCGGAACGTTTACAGATTTGAAGGGTTATTCAACGAACGTCTGCCGGCATACTCTAACGCCACAAAATATAGATACGGATCCTTGTTGGCAAGGCTCGGTAGCGGGCGGCTGTTCTACGATTACCTTTGTAAATTTGTTTCAACGGAATACGATAGGGGATATATCGTGGAATAATTCGCGCGCGGTTGCGAATTTGGGTACGGGTTCTACTTCGCCGGACGTCTTCACCTGGGACAAATGGTACTCCGCTCCCCAATACGTTCCACAAGATTCTTGCGCGTATATTTATGATGCCACCGGCGTGACGTTTCGCAATCCGCCAGGCTCAACAATGGGCTACAAAACCTCGACGATTGCAACATATCCCGGTGTGGTTGGAACGTGTACTACTTTTTCGGTTGTCGTTATCCAGCATCTCGGATTTGATTACAAAATACCTACGTATTCCTGCGATATGCCTAGCGGGAATTGTTTGGGCGCGTGCGTGAGTCCCTGTATCGTTATGTATTTGCGCGTGAAGATTTCGGGCCGTGTGAATCGGTCTATAGGTAGCGGATTTGTGGCGGCGTCTTATGGCGGCGCTTCTTCCAACGCGGTAACGGGCTACGGTTGTAATTGTGTTCCGCCGGGCGCTTCGGGCTGTTCTACTTCCCCTGGTCAATTTGTTCTACCGTTTGGCAGTAAGAAAAATACGGGTTGCGCTATTGTCGATTCAAGCAATGCGGGGGACGTGCGGACCGATGCGTATTACCGTTCGTATTGGAACGGCGCCGATACGCTTAAAGAGTGGCTAGAGCGGCCTTTTTCCCTTTATCGCATTTCGTCGGCTATGTCCGATGTTGCGTGCGGCGGTACGGCTGATACGCCGAATGAACGTAGCTATACGTTCGCAAGTCAATTTACTACGGGGGACTGCGCGAATCCTCTTGGTACAAACTTGGCTAGCTATTGCGCTCCAAACGGCGCCGGCGGTTGTATTACTCATCCTATGGAACCTTTGATAACGAACGCGGGCGGCTGTTGCGCGCCGGGTTCCGCTACTTGCGATACTGCCAACGCGCGTACGTGGGTTTGCGATGCGCCAGCGTGTACGGGTCATTACGCTCCTAGTAATTGCGTGGGGTGTGATTCTTTGGCGGGCGCGTCGGGTTTGTGCCTAGTCTGCGCTACGTCTTGCGTTGCCTATCAAGCCTGTAAAACAATGGCGGGAGATCAATCGTTTACGCAAGCGGACATAGATACGATGCCGTGCGATTGGGAAAATATACCTTTGCAAATTACGCCAGTTTACAATCCGCTTTTGCCGGACGTAACTTTAGTTCGTTCTTTGGATGTTTGCGGCGCGGTGGTTGCGGGTACGGGTACGCGCGCGGGTGGAACGCTGATTACTATTACGGGCGATCATTTGCTATATGCGACTGGGGTTACGGTGGACAATATCCCTTGTACTTCGGTCGAATGGATCAACACGAATAAAGTAACGGCGATAACGCCAGCAAGCGCGACTACCGGCGCTAAGTTCGTCCGCGTCATTACGCCGGGCGGTACTTCCGTTCCTAGCGCTGGCGATGTGTTCACCTATACGGCGAATGCGGCTCCGGCTACTTGCGCCTTTACGCCGGCGGGTGGATCGACCGCGGGCGGTACGTTCTTGACGTTGACGGGTCATAATTATACGGGCGCTACGGCGGTAACTATTGGCGGGATTGCTTGTACGGCGGTAACGGTTTTACATTCGGGCGCGATTACTTGTATTTCGCCGGCGGCATCTCCGCCGGGATATGTCGGCGGGCGGGTTCTTGCTGTTACTACGCCTTTTGGAAGTGCAACGGCGTTTAATCAATGGGTTTATAGTTAACATTATGAATGAAGCTGATTTAACGGGACTTCCGCCGGGCGCGCGCCTTGTTGAAACGACGATTATTCCTACGGTGGCCGCGGGGGAGATTCAAGCGCCATCGGTAAGCCTCATAAATAAAATAAAGTCGTTCACTTTGGCTATGGCGTCGAAGGCGCTCCAACCGGCGGCGAGCCGGGCGCAACGTCGCGCGCGTCTTGCTACTTGCGCTGGGTGTCGGGCGTTTAAGCCTACGGCGGATCATCGGATCGGCTTTTGTGGCGCGTGCGGCTGTGGCGAGTCGAATCTCGCTACTTTGGCTGTGAAATCGCGTATCTTGCGCTCATCGTGTCCGCGCCATTTGTGGGACGCGGCTATATCTCTGCCGATTCTTCCGCCATCTCCGCCGGACGCTTAATACGCGTCCTCTGTAAGTATTCCCTCGTCGAGCATATCGGATAGAATTTTATACCGTTTCTGTATAAGTTCGTTTGCCTCGCGCTGGAATCCTGCCGAAAGTCGCGCGAATTTTACTAAGGGTTCGTCCGCCGCGGCAAGCAACATAAAAGCGCGCAAGCATTCGCCGGCGCGAACGGTGTCTATAAAATTATTCTCATCTTTGGATAGTTTCACTATCTCGGTGGCGCTCATTTTAGAATACTTGCTATTCTTCACAATGTGATTATACGCGCTCACGAACGGGAACTACTTGAACGCGAGACAAAAAAACTATTACTACGCGCTCAAATAGAGCGCGATTTGAGCGAAGCGCGCGCGCGGCGATATCTTGAAACGTGTTGCGCGCTCGATGAACGCATAACGGCGATGCTTGGCCATATCGGGCGCGATATCAACGAACGAACCGCGAAAGCCATTCATTACCGATTTTTGGCGGATTTGGTCAAAATGAAACGCATACTTTGTGCTACGGCTGAGCAAGCGCCAGGGAATACGGCCGATGAATAATACGGCGAACCTATTATTTTTTATTAGCGGCGTGCCAGCTCCTCAGCCTCGGCCGCGGCTTGGTCGGGGTCGCGTGTTCAATCCGCCTAGTGCGAATACTTGGCGCGCGGCGGTCGCGTTGGCCGCAATCCAAACGGGGCGCGAGTTTACCGGCTGGGTCTCGGTTTCGATCGTGTTTCGTTTCGTTCGTCCGCCTTCGCATTTCTTGCGTGGAGACTTACGCCATAATTCGCCGGCGTTCCCTGGTAAGTCGGCGGGCGATATCGACAACCTGATAAAATCAACACTTGACGCGGCGATAGGATCGCTTTGGGTGGATGATTCCCAAATAGTGGATATCCGCGCGTCGCGCGTTTACGCTGAGACTGCCGGCGCTACGGTTTCTGTTTCGGTGCTTTGATTATGCCTAAGCGCTTGCCAGTCTTGGGGGCGAAAAAATCACGGGGCGCGCGCGGCTCGGCGTGGGATGATATTTCCAAAGTGACTAGAGAGCGGGCGCCGCTTTGCGCGCTATGTCTCGCGGGCGGTACTCCTACGCCGGCGGTCTGTGTCGATCACATAATCCCGATCACGTCCGGCGGTACGAATGACGCCGCGAACCTACAAGCGCTTTGTGCTGGATGCCATTCAAGGAAAACAAGGGTCGAGAATGTCGAGCGGAGAGGGCGCTACAAGCGTTCCATAACGGTAGAGCTGGTGGCGCCGATGGCGCGGGGGACTGCCGCAAGCGCAAGCCTCAACGCTATGGCTGGGCTTGTAACGTTCGACGAGTCGCGCGTTATGTTGGACATATGCGAGCTGGGATACTGGCCCGCGCGCGTTGTCGTTGCGAGTATGCGAGAGGCGCTTTATGTGACCTTTGCCGCCGGCGCTATTGACGCTGATTTACGGATCATAACCTCGGATATTTGGTGGTCGAGATCGCTACCGGGCGAAATACGAAAACATCGTTTTTCTTCAAATATTGACGCTGCCCTTTTGCTAGGCCCTTTGCTAGGCGTTTGCTTGGCTCCTCGCGTGCGCGATGGGTGGTTATCGGACTGGAGAAGTGACGTTACAAGGCACTACGCGAACGGCGATATAGCGCAACCATAGCGGTTTATAGTCTTATAACTTATTTTTGCTAGGGTGTTTGCTACCCTGTTTGCTAGGGTGTTTGCTAGGGGTTTTGCTACCCTGTTTGCTACCCCCAATCAGAATCAGAATCAGAATCAAAATCAAAAACAAAAAATAAAAAAAAACATCGTTTAGCGTGATTTGTAAGAGTATCGCGCGTTCGCGATTGATTGCGCGCGCCTGTAGGCGCTTGGGTTGAATTTTTTTAATTTCTATCTATGTATCTATCGGAATTTTTCGGACGCGTTAGAAGGCATCCTAGCGCGCGCGTTAGGGTCTTGGGTTTGTGAGCAAGTAAGTACCCTGGGGTGCCGTGGCGGGGGTCGAAATTTCGCCGTAAAGGGGGCGGGG